GATGAGCGCTCCCACCGCCCAGAGCAAGGGCAAGTACCTGTACTATGAGCGCTACTACTACGGCGCTTTCGTGCTGGCGCAGCGCACGGGCGGCATCATCGTGAACGCCGCGGCCTAAGGGTTAACAGCATGAGCGCGATTGTAGACTATGAATATTATTCCACCGTCTACATGGGACAGGAAGCCGATGAAGCTTCCTTCCCGGCGCTGTGCGCCCGCGCTGCGGATGTTGTCGGCGCGATGATCCGGTGGAAAGACCCGGAAACCATGACAGCGTTTCAACTGACGCTGTATAAAAAAGCCGTATGCGCTCAGGTTGATTTCTTCGCCGTGAACGGGCTGGATTCTGTCGCGGGCGGCACTGATCGAGGCTTCACCGTCGGCAAAGTCAGCGTGAACAGCAAAAATGTAATGGATACCATCAAGAAAGGCGCTATGAGCGGGAATATTTCGCCAATGGTGCTGATGTATCTTGAACAAAGCGGGCTGATGGCCCCACAGGTTGCAACGGCTCCCGACATGCCGCTGGTTGGGTGGTGGTTCTGATGCTGCCACCCATCCCGGCAAAAATCCTGAGAAGCACCGCAACGGTGAAGGTATGCAACGGCACGGACATGTACCAAAACCAAACGTATGATGAATACACGGTGAAACGGGTACATTTGCAGCCCACCGAGCGGATTGTAAAAACCAAGACGAACACCGACCAGCAGCTTTCTTCCATCCTGTTTGTGGACATTCGGCACTCCACACCAAATCTCAATTGGGCGGCGCTGCTGCATAGTGCCCACGAACTGGGCGGGGATATGCGGGTGATTGTGCGCGGCTTTGAATACACAGTTGCGATGGCTGACCTGCTGCGGGATGACACAGACAAGCCCCACCATTGGGAAATCAGCCTTTATTGATTGGGTGAGCGTATGCCTGTAAAAATCATAATGAACCGCCACAACGTTGAAACCCGCGTTGAATATGCCTTTAAAAAGGGCATGGGCGTTCTGGCAAATGAAATCCTGAACGATTGCAACCAGTATTGCAAGATGGATACAGGGAATCTGATTGCGTCCAGCTACATTCATTCCAAGCTGGATGAAGGGAAGCTGATTTGGCAAACGCCATACGCACGGCGGCAATACTGGGCAATTAGAACCGCGATTCCACAGCCAAACGCAAAAGCCACATGGAAATGGTGTGAAGCAGCGAAAAAGCAACACCTGAAACAATGGGAGCGTCAAGCGCAGATTGCGTTGAGGGAGAATCTATGAATAGCGTTATCAATGAGGTATTGGAAGCGGTTATCGGGCTGATGAACGCAACCAACCCCTTTGCCGTGGTGACACGCGGAGCGCTGCCAACCGGGCAAGGCATCACCTGCGAAATCGGCCCCAGCACACCGCTGGAAACGTACCTGGATAAAAACACTTACATTCCCCTTGATGTGACTATCAACGGGAAACACGCGAATCTTGAAACGCTCTCCGATGCGCTGAACACCATCCACTCCGCGCTGACGCGGGCGACACAATACCCAGCCGGGGAGCGCTGGCAAATCGTGGACATAACCAGCCAGACGCTCCCCGACATTGTAGACCGTGAACAAAATAACGTTTGGCTGATGGCCTCCGCGCTGTCAGTCAATTTTTATTGGAAAGGAGATTGACCCATGGATACCTTCAATCCTGTATGGGCGAATTCGATTGAGATCGGCACTTCGTACACCGCCGGAACTGGCGGCGCTGCTGGCACCTGGACTTATTCGCCGCTGTGCAAGGGCATCACCGAGATGACCTTCACGCCGAACGAACAGATTCAGCAGTATTTCTTCCTGTGCGGTAACGGTTTCGCGCACAACGAAACCACGGGCGGCGCTCCTGAAATCGCCGTAAACGGGCGGCGCGTTGTGGGCGATGCGGCCCAGGACTACATCGCATCTAAGCAATTCGCGCTTGGCCCTGACCGCGTGACCAGCGTAAAGATTACCGCTGAGGGCAAGGTTATCACCTGCGACGCGGTAATTGCCAACGTGACCAGCTTCGGCGGACAGACCTTGGACGTGAACGCCTTCGGCTGCACCCTGCGGCTGAACGGACAGCCCACGTTGACCGATGTAACGCCGTAAATTATAAGGGGGCTGCGAAATGCGGCCCCCTTTCTTTGAATGAAGGAGGAAAGCGCGGATGATCAAAAAAACCCGGTTATCCCTGAACCGCGTGCGCGACCGCGTGGAAATCAAGGAAGGGAATGAAAAACTGGAATTGGTGGTAAATGCGGACTGTATGCGGATTGTTCCGTTGATTTCAGATGCACGGGAAAAGATGATTCAGGCCGCGCAGTATGAGGGCGAAGGAAAGGAAGAAAAGGAAAAAGAAGCCGCCTTGAACTTTGCCCGCGTGATTTTCGGCACGGAACAGGCCGAAAAGCTGGAAAAGTTTTATCTGAACGACGCCGCTTGCATTGCCGAACTGTGCGGGCGGTATTTCACCGGGTACATGGCCCGGAAGATTACCAAAGCGCAGAAAAAGGCGGCGGGGAAACGATGGAACTTTTTGAAAATCTTCCAACGCAAATTTCGGTGAACGGGAAACCATACAGGGTTGATTTGGATTTCAGAAATGTTTTTCGCATGCTGAATATCCTGGGCCGTTCGGAACTGACGCCAGCGGCCCGGGATTATCTTGCAATTAAGTGCGTAATGAAGCACCCGCCCAAAAACGCACGGGCGGCGCTGGACGCGCTGAAGGAATTGATTTTCCCGGATGGACGCCGAAAAGAGGACTATAAAAAAATTACTGACTTTACCCAGGACGCCGATTTAATCCGCGCTGCCTTTATGCAGACATACGGAATCAACCTTTTTCGGGATCGGCTGCACTGGTTTGAATTTATCTGTTTACTTCATGGCCTGCCTGATGGCAACCGATACAAGGATGTATTGAGCATCCGGGCGCGGCCTTTGCCGAACCCGACGAAATACAACGCCGAGGAAAGGCAATGGCTGATAAAAGCGAAAGCGGAATACGCGCTGGAAATGACGGATGAAGAACAGAAGAACCAATATGCTCAGGATGTGCGCGGCATTGCGCTGGGGCTGATAGCGTGGGCCGAATCGGGAGGTGAAAACGTGGATGGCTGACGGGCAAGTTATTTTTGAAATAAAAGGCGATAATAAGCCAATCAAAGAATCACTGAATGAAACAACAAGCGCAATCAAAACCGCCGGGCAAGAGTGGGACAAGGCCGCTGGCGAGTCCTGTGGTTCGATCAGCTCCGCGCTCACTGGCGCTTTTGAAACGGTTGTTAAATCCGCCGCGTTTTACAAAATCGGGAAAATGTTGGTTGATTTGGGTGTTGAATCCGTCAACCTGGCATCCGATTTGCAGGAAGTGCAAAACGTCGTTGATACTACGTTTGGCGCGGAAGGATCGAAAAAGATTGAGCAATGGGCGGCAACGGCGGCGAAAAATTACGGCATCACTGAATTGCAGGCAAAGCAGTATACATCCACGATTGGCGCAATGATGAAATCTTCCGGCCTTGCCGGAGATGAAATCGTGGATATGAGCACCGCAATGGCTGGCCTTGCCGCTGATATGGCATCGTTCTATAATTTGCCGTTTGAGGAAGCATTCCAAAAGATCTCTTCCGGGCTTGCCGGGGAAACGGAACCGCTCCGCCGTCTTGGTATCAATATGTCGGTTGCGAATCTGGAAGCATACAACCTTGCCCATGGGATAGAAACTGCATGGGAGGAAATGAGCGCCGGGGATCAAATAATTCAGCGGCAGAAATATCTGCTAGACGCTACGGCAGACGCTCAGGGGGACTTCCTGCGGACAAATGATAGCTTCGCCAATACGCTGAAACGCATAGAAACATCCCTGACAACGCTGAAAAGCAATTTTGGCGAAGAACTGATGAAGCTGGCGAACCCGCTGACGCAATTCATGGCGGATTTTCTCGAAATGATCACCATCCCGAGCGGAGATAACGTTCTTGACGATACCGCCAAATCCATTGCCGATGCGGAAGGGCAGGCCACACAGGCCCAGGGCATTCTGGCGTATATGGATGAACTGCAAAAGAAATACGGCGATGCGGCGGAAAAAACAGGGGAATGGGCCGCTGCTATGGGGCAGTTGAAAAGCGTTTTCCCGGAAATCAACAACTTCATTGACGAGCAAACCGGGAAACTAACCATTTCCAATGAAGAACTTGGAAAGTATATCGAAAACACCAAACAGGCCGCAGAAGCAGAAGCCCGAAGGAAAGCAATTTCTGATGTTGCTGAAATGAAGGTAGCCACAGCGCAGGAATACTATACTACGGAAGTGAACCGGGACATTGCCCAATCGAAAGCCGATGAAGCGTGGAACTCGATTGTTTCTTTTATCAAGAAATACGAAAAGAATTTCACGGGGCAAGGGCTTGACTTGAAGCAGTTAATGGCGGTTGCCAGAAACTACAACATGAGCGAAAACGGCGGACCCGGCAACCAAGCGTACAATGACGCGGAAGCGATGCTGTCCCAGCTTGAAAGCATCTATCAGGAGGAAACGCAAAAAGTCGGTGAATTAAATACACAACTGGGCGTACTTTCTGAAAAAATGGCATCCGCTGCGGCGCAATATGATATAGCTGTTGCTGCGCTGGCACGGATGGAAGCGGCAGCGGCGGCGGCGGCTTCTGCGCTTGATTCGGTTGCGTCAAGTGGCGGCGGGGTAGGTGCTGGCGGCTCTTTTAACATGGTTATCGGTGGCGGAAAAGGGAACCCGAATGTAACACTTACGCCTTTTGCCGTTGGCCTTGACAGCGTTCCTTTCGACGGTTTCCTTGCATCCCTGCATGAAGGCGAATCCATCCTTACCGCCGAAGAAGCGCGGGTGTGGCGTAATATGAAATATGGCCCGAGCCTGGCGGGAAATCAATTTGACTATGGCGCGATGGGCAGTGCAATCGGCGCGAACATGCCCAATTTCAACGGAATGCAAGTCGTTTGGAACGGGCAGGTTTTGGGCCGCGTAATTGCACAGCAGCAGGCAAACAGCCTGAGAACGATGGAAAGGAGCGGATGGCGCGGATGATTTACTTTGATTCGGTGGCGCTGGAAAGCGTGGCCCCGGTAAAGGTGGATGATATACACGTTTCACCCGTTCCCCTTTCCCCCGTCACCCGGCAGCGGGCGATCCGCTTCGGCGCGGACTATGTGCGCATGGGCGGCGGCGTGCGAACCGTGAGCATCACGTTTGCGCTGTTGGAAATGAACCGGGACACCCGGAGGAAACAACTGGACGCCATCACGAACTGGGCGCAGATCGGGCAAAAGAAATGGCTTCAATTGCCGAACTATGACGGGCGGCATTTGGAAGCCGTATGCACTTCCCTGCCTGAACCGTCCCTGCGGATGTGGTGGGAAAGTAAGCTGAGATTGGTTTTTACCTGCTTCGATGACCCGTTCTGGATAGCGAACGACGAGAAAAGCGTTGCTTGCGGCAGCGCCTTTTTTGTTGGCGGGAACGCGCACGACGGGCCATTGATGCGCATTGAAAGAACCCTATCTTCTGCCGCGTCCAATCAGGCGTACAGCAACGGCACCGACACGATGACCTTCTCCAGTATCCCGGCGGGGAACATGGTAATCGACCTGAACAGGCAGACGGCAGCCGTTGGCGGCGTTTCCTTCATGCAGAATTACACCTTCGGTTCGCACTTCATCACGCCGAAAAACGGCACGCAGACCATCACCGGAACCGGAACCATCAAATACCGGGAGAGGTGGGAATAATGGACTTCCTTTTCTTCAATGCGGCGAACCAGCCGCTTTTTACTCGCAACGACGCGGAACAGGCCGAATGGACGGTTGAGCAGTTCTCCTTCTTCGGCCTGTTTCCGTACAACCCCGACAAAGTGTTGGAGCGCGGGCAGCGTATCGCATTCCAGGACGCGGACGGCATCTGGCAAGCCTTTGAAATCCGAAACTGCAAAATCTATGAGCCTGACCATTATCAGGAAATCACCGCCGAGCATATTTGCGTTTCTGAACTCACAGACGATCATGTATCCCCCAAGGAATGGGATAACGTGCCTGTTGGGACGGCGCTGGCGTCCATTCTGGGCGGAACATTGTGGAGCCTTGGCAATGTAACTTCCACTGAAATCAGCAGCGGAAGCGCAAGCTATGGCAGCGCATGGCAGGGCGTGAACACCATCATCAGCAATTGGAACGTGTATATCACGCCCCGGATCACCATCGGCCCGAACGGGATCACCGGGCGATATTTGGACGTTGCCCCGGCGCAGGGGAATTGGCGCGGGCTTCGGTTGAGCATTAACAGCAATATTGAGCAGGCGGGCGTAACATACGATGATACCAACCTATTAACCGCAATGTACGGCTACGGAAAAACCAGCACCCCGGAGCAGCCGATCACGCCCACATCCCCCGAACCGCAGGACTTAGACCCGGTAACGCTGACATTCGCAACCGTTACATGGACGGAAACAGTAGATCACCCGGCAAAGCCAGCTGGGCAAGCGTACCTTGAAAACCCCACAGCGAAAGCCTTATATGGGCGCAACGGGCGGAACCGCTTCGGATTCTATCAAAATGGGGATGTAACCAGCCCGGAAAAGC